GTCTTCATTGGGTATAGACCACCGATGACATCAACATCACGGTTCAACAATACCAGCAAGTGCCATGGCTCCCAGCCAATGTCAGCGTCAACAAAGAACAAGTGTGTTGCGTCTGGCATGTCTAGGAACTTTGCAGTGAGCGTGTTTCTAGCGCGAGAAATCAATGATTCGTTTACCATTGTTTCTAATGTCCAGTCAATACCCAACTGACGAGCGGTATTGGCCCACTTAATGAAGCTCATGAATGTTGATTCAGTTAGCATACCGCCATAGCAGGGCATTGCGATATGTACCTTGGTAGTACGCAGATAGTCTACATTAACTTGCACCTGTCCCTGCTGGGGAGCAGCGTTTTCTGCTTGAGCCTGTTCTGCTAATTCCTGCACCTTCTCAACTGGAACCGTTGCGGGTTCGTTTGGGTCAGTGCTAAGAACTGCTTTGGTCGTCTTTGATTTCTTTGCCATGTATTCCTCTTATTGTGTGAAAATCAGTAAAGATATTTACATCAATAAGAGGCGGTGAAATTATTTTTCTTCTAAATAATCCGTACTTTCATCTATTTTTTGGCTAGCCTTCTTTGCGGCCTCTTTAGCAGCGTTAACCTGATCCTGCAATGAATTCACTCGCTTTAGAAGCAATGCAATTTCACTATCTTGACGGTTGTCATCGGATTTTGCGTGTCTGATACTGCGTAATACAAACTTTACAAATGCAGTTTGTTTTGACGGCGCATTTGGATAATGCAGCTTAGCGTAATCCAGTGCTTGTCGCTCGTCTGCATCACGCTTCCATAAGACTTCAACTGGATCTTCTTCCTCTTTATCTTCGGTAACCGTATGCTGATCAATGCCAAGAACTTTACCCAACATATTCAGACTTGCTAAGTATTTTGATTGTGAGGCTTTTGCTTCGTCTGAATCCCAGTGTGATTTATCACCAGTGTAGTTCATGTAATTGTCACAGTACTTAACCATCATAGCAAGTGGATTTTTGCTGTTTATGATGTTACGAATATTGTCGGCGTAAGACAATGATTTGTTCTTCGTTAATAACTGCACTGCTTCGATTACTCTTGGGCTGAACCCTCTGTCAGCTAAATCATTTGCGGTATAGGGGGTATCTTCTAGTACATCGTGTAGTAAAGCTACCTTAACTGCGTCTGAATTAAACTTAGGACCAAAAAATCTTCTACCAATAGCAGCAACCATTCTAGGATGAGATGAATATGGCTTATCACCGTACATCTGCTTATGTTCTTCGTCATGGGCCTGTTGAATAAACTTCTTTGTTTGTGGAATGTTGTATTCTTCTAATCTATTCTTGGCTTCACCTAACAATTCGACAAATTTTGCTTTTTGTTCGTTAGAAGCTTCAGAAATCAATGGTTTAATCTTGTCGATAAACTCTTTGACCTCTTGTTTTGTAATTCCTGCAGCAGTTGCATGCATCAATTTTTTAATCCAGTCAATACCTAGCTTCTTAGCGTTAAATGCATTAGACCAAAGATTTAATCTGTCCTGTTCACTTGCATTTGGATTCTTTAGAATGTCTCGCAACATAGTAAAGTTTACGCCCGTGCCGCCCTTATCTGCTTCACGCTCTGTTTTAACAGTTTCGAAATCAACCTGATTTTGAGTTCCGCCGTACTTAGCAACAGCAACAGGATCTTTCATTCTCTTTTCGAGTGAATCCATCCACTGTTTCATGCCATCATAACGGTCACTACCGACAAGCAGAATGATCTTATTATAGGGACTATTTTCAGGAAGAACTAGTTCTTTTTCGATCTTCTTCATGGGGCTACCTTCAGCAGCCCAGACCTGAATATTGTTTGCATATTCTGGATACAGCTTGCGTAGAGTTTGCACCTTCATCTCTGGTGGAATGGGGTCGTCATTTCCAACTACCGGACTAACATAGATATATGGATCTCCACCAACTTTCTTTGCAGTTGCAATAGTTTGATCTATCAACTGCTCATGTCCCTTATGTCCAGCAAAGCTTCCTATAGTAACAACTGCTGGTTTAGAACGATTACTTACTGTTGACTTTTTAGCAAGTGCTTGCTTTGCAGCCATCTTTTGCTGCATGGCAGGGCTTGTTACCTTAGCAAGTCTTCCGCTTGGCATGTTAATAACAATGCCTTCTATATTAGAACCTAACTGATCTTTGCCCTGCAATTTGGGACTATCGATGATTGCCTTACTTAACTGCTGGCGTGCTGCACTGAGAATCTTTCTAGCTTTCTCTTTGTTCTCGTTATCACCGCGAGTCTTCACGGCAGCAAGTAACGTATCTGCATTATTAGCAATAGGATCGACGATAGAACTCAAGTCGATATCCTTTTGAGCTAAACGATTGTCGATTACTTTGACTTTATCATTGCTATTGCTTACAATTTTTTTCTTAATCTTTTCAGCATCTTTCTTGGGCTCGCCAGTTGAGTATTCTCTTACACTGAATGGCACCAGAGTCATTACTGATCCGATCTTGGTTGGATCATAAGGAATGTTAACAAATGTAAGGCCATCATCACTCTTCTGCGCCATAGGTACATAAAGCATTTCTGCTTGTACGATAGTATCAGAAGGAATGTCCTTCATGAAATTAGCAGTAACGATTGTCTTTAGTGCTTCATCATAATTCTTTGTACGGGCTAAACTTACCTCATCTTGCCCCATGCTTCTGCCGTAATTAACAAAGTCGCCATAGTTTTCAATGTACTTAGGCTCGTTGACTCTGCTAGTCATGAAGAACGGTCTGCCCTGTTCATCTTTACCAAACCGAATACCCGCACCGTCAACCTTTAGATTGATGGGAGCATTATTTAGAGTGCCACCCATGCTCTGAATTTCTTTACAGAAGTCAATAAAGTCAGCATCTTTCATCTCTGTACTTGAGCCAGGATTATAGATATGCTGAATGCCTTGACGCTTATAATTTGGAGCAGCTTCAGTTACCATCTTATATGCTTTCTTGTAATCGTCAATCATCTTATTCAAATTCTGTGGCTTAGTTACACCTAACTGTTTCATAGCATGATTGATTGCTACTAACTTTTCCGATAGGTCTCTGTGAGGATCGTTCTTATACATACCTTGTGCACCGGGACCAATCGTCTTTTGTAGGAACTGTTGAAAGACCTTATCCTTTTGCTCACTAGTTAATAACGTGTTCATCAAATCAAGTAATCCATTAAAGGACCAAGTACGATCTAAGGCCTTAGCATTAATCTTTTTACCGAATAGCTTAGTGAAAATCTGAGCTAGATTCTGTTCATAGTTCGCTGCTGGTGCAGCAGCCATTACTGGTAGGCCGTCTTTAACTAATGGCTTGTTTGTTGCAGGGTCGATAACAGGAAGATATTTTGCTCGTAGTCCGCCGCCTTCTTTACTTGAGACTGCAAATGACAATAGATTATCAGATACAGGTATATCTTCTTCTTGTCTTGCCTTACCTCTACCGACTAATTTACGCTGAAGGAAATTACGATAAGTCAGTGATGCAAGTGATTGAATTAACCACTTGTGAAATACACCTTTAATCCCCAACTGTAGATCTTCCCAAGAGCTTGAATGACTGAAACGAGCCCAGTCCGTGGGTCCATTCACATCATATGCTACGAATTCAAAATCAATCTGTACTTTTATTGAAGGAGGGGAGCCAATCTGCCATAACGAACTAAACTGTTCATTACCTCTTTGAAAACCTAAAAAAGTCACATCGCCAAATTTTGTTCCCTTCAAATCAGTTAAGAACTGTGATAACTCAGCTTCTTGATCACGATTTACCATAGTGTCAATATCGCCGACTTTTGGTTTCTTTGCTACGAACTCTTCGTCACTGATTCCCTTGACATTAAAGAAATGCAAGCTTGAGCCACTGAGAAAAACTTTACTATCTAATATCGCGTCACTCCACAGAGGTTTCTTGAACTTCTTTTGGAACATCGAATTGATTGAATGTAGAAGCTTATCTAGTACAGGTACGATAAAGCTACGGTTAGTCACCTTTAGGTCTAGATGGTCTGCTTGCTTACCATCTATTTCTAAGTTTCCACCTTCAAATAACTTAACCATTATTCACCCAAAATTAATATGAGAGTTTGACGTAATTCACGCCGCCATTTTGGAAGTCTTCAACTTTGGCTCTCATGTAAACAAAGTTGCCTTCAATGTTAGTGTACATTCTTGCGTTGGATGCGATTTGCGGGGCACTGTTTGCCGGGGCATAAGCATTAGCCTCTAGCTCATATACTCTAAACCAGTCAGTGTCATTAGGGGTTGATGCTAGTGTAGCTTCAATCACCACGTTCCCTACACAATTTGTTAGACTGATATTAACCGTCTGCAAATCTCGGTTACCTAGGTAATAAGACGCTGCAGGCTGTGAATTACTGGTGACCGTATAGGGAGCCCCGTTACCCGGATTTATATATGGTGTTTGTGGGAAAAGTATTAGAGTGGTTGCTTGCGACATTACGCACTCTCAACTTCAACTACAACGCCATCACCGACTAATTCTTGGGCAACTTGCTCTAGGGCTGTTTGAATGTCTGCTGTCGCTATGCTAATAGCGCCAACTTCGTTGTCTTTTACAATTCTGCTAAATTTTACAACGATAACTTCTTCTACGATCTTTGCCATAAATACTCCAATTTTATAGAGTATTTATCTTAGCATTGTCTCTTTTCTAATTTGAAAGTCTTTCCAATTGCTTCCCCGAATACTAGATGCATCATAAGCAGAGAAGCTTCATCATTGTAGTCTAAATAATAGCTAGATGATAGATATACCGCCGACGGTATATGGCGAGTAATCTTGAAAATAGAGCGGTTCGGTGGAGGGTTTGGATTACAATGATATAGATACCATCGTAATTTAGTGCTAGGCCTGATCGCCGGCGTTCTTTCTAAATAGTCGTTCATTTCATCAGCAAAACTAATAGACATCTTCTTATTAGTCAGATATGTTCTGAACTTTGCAGGAGGTTTTTTCGCAAACCACATAGTCCCTGCAGGTGACGGAATGACTTCTACCACTGGAAACTGAATCTCTGAGATATTTAACACTTCTTCAACAATGGCCCAGTCAGAAGTGTAGACTCCCATAGTGTCCGATTCAACTCGAAATGCTACATCCTTGGAATTTTTATATTTTTGGTTGAAGGCTAAAATACACCCGAGAAGATCAAAGTCAGTATCCTCTAACGGGGTAGGGGCATGCCACCAAGGTCTAGAAAATTGCCTTTTTGAATGCTGAATTGTATCGAATAGCTTTTTCTTAGCCTGTTCAACATCCTTACATCGTTTAACCCAGTGCAAATTATCAGCCTTAAGTTCTACACGAAACCTGAACTTGTTAAAGAACAGGTTATCGCGGTAGACCGTCTCAAGCCTGGACTTCAATAATTCCATTGTCGCCTACTCGGGCAGTCTGCTTTGCAGAAATATTGTATGAAATCTCGCCGTTAAGCATCACAGCCATGATGTTTGAATCCTTGATGCGTTCAAATAGAATCTTCTTTGAAAGAGGAACACGAATAACTGCATCAATTTTGCGAGAAAGAGGACGGGCTCCCATCTTACTATCATATCCGATCTTCGCAAGATGCTCAACAACTTCCTCAGATAGATTTAGAGTGATGTTGTGCTTTTCGAGAAGTGGCTTCTTCAACTCTTCAACAAATTTGATCACGATTTTCTTAATAGATAGCGTATCTAGCTTGTTAAACTTGCAGACCATGTCAAGACGATTGCGGAACTCAGGTTTGAAGAACTGCTTAAGAGCCTTGTCATCTTCACCTGTACGCTCTAGATCGCCGAAGCCAATGTTGTTTCGTTCGTTGTCACTGGAACCCAAATTTGAAGTCAGAATAATCAAGGTATTCTTACACGATACTTCCTTACCGTTAGATCCGGTTATACGGCCTTCGTCCAAAATCTGCAAGAAAATGTTGAAGATGTCTGGGTGAGCCTTCTCGACCTCGTCAAACAGTAGAATCGCATGCGGATTCTTGCTCAAGTCTGAAATTAGGCGACCGCCTTGAACTTGACTGTCGCCAAAGCCAACATAGCCCGGGGGAGGCCCAATCAAGCTGCTTACGCTATGCTTCTCACCGTATTCTGACATATCGTATTTGAGAAGCGGCATATCCAAATTCTTGGACAGCAACTTTGCCAATTCTGTTTTACCCGTACCTGTTGGACCTAAGAACAAGAAACTTGCAATCGGCTTAGTATCATTGCCGATGCCAGCGAACGAAACATATACACGCTCAAGTACCTTGTTAACAGTGTCATCCTGCCCATACAACTTGTTCTTGACATTTAGTTCAAGATTGTTGATACGATCAAAATTGTCACCTGACAACTTATCAGCAGGCACGCCTGTAAACTTTTCTACTTGTTCGTGAATCAATTCCTTTGTAATCGATGCACCCTTGTTTTCAAGTACACGCTGCTTTGCACATGCAGCATCGATCAAGTCGATTGACTTATCAGGATTCTTACGGTCGTGAATATAACGATCAGCACTATCAACTGCTGCTTCGATAGCTTCGGGGGTGATCTGTACTTCATGAAAGTCGTTGAGACGAGTTGCAAGACCACTAAGAATACGAACCGTAGTATCTCGGGAAGGTTCATCAACTGTAACCTTGTAGAATCGACGCATTAATGCACGATCCTTTTCAAACGACTCGTAAAATTCTTCCCAAGTAGTACTTGCAATAACCTTTAGATTACCCTTAGTAATTGCGGGCTTGAGCATATTGGCAAAGTCTACTGAACTGTTATTGCCGGTGCTGCCTGCACCCTGCATTGTGTGCGCCTCGTCAATGAAGAGAATTGCCTTCTTTTTCATAGTGAGTGCCTCAAGCACATTCTTCACCTTTTCTTCAAAGTCACCGCGATACTTAGACCCTGCAAGTAACGAACCGATTTCGAGAGAATACAGTTCATGTCCTGTCAAGAACTCAGGCACTTCATCGTTGATAATAGCATTTGCAATGCCTTCAGCAATAGCAGTCTTACCTACTCCAGGATCGCCTACCATCAACACGTTACTCTTGAAACGTTTTGCAAGTACATTGATGATGTCATTGATTTCCTTGCTGCGCCCAATTACCGGTTCAAGCTTTTGCTGTCGTGCAAGATCAGTGAGATTAATGGTATATTCTTCAAGAATCTCATCTGCTTGGTTGTCAGTAATAGCAGCATAGTCACCGCCCTGATAAGTCTTCTGCCAGTGAGCTAGAAACTCTGTCTTAGTAATACCGTACTTAAGTAGGAAGTAGTGAGCATGGGAGTTCCCTTCATGAACAATACTCAAGTACAGGTCGATAGTTGACACCTGACGGCGTCCAGTAAAGAGTACCTGTGTAACTGAGCGATTCATTACTCGCTCAAGCGTATTAGTGCGCTTGGGTTGCACATTGGGATCAGACAACTCAATCGCATGCAACCCGTTTAAATATGAATCAAGTTCTTGAGTCATCAAATCGACTTCGACCTGAAAACTGTTCAAACACTTCTTGAATGGAGGATGAGAGACCAGTGACCACAGTAGATGCTCAACTGTCACATATTCATGTTGCCGCTGTTTGGCTGCTTCAATTGCGCGTTCGATAATGTTTTCAATTTCCGGTGAAGTCTGCATTAGTTGTCCTTTAAATTATTGATGACGCTTGATACTCTCAAGAATCTCATTGTGAATAGTAGCAGGAATAAATGGCTTAAGCAAGAGTATTTGGTCTCCATATTGGTTATTCCCAATTGGCATACCATAGCCCGAAACTTTCACTTGCTGTGCTGGTTGTGTTCCAGGAGGAATAACAACTTGCAGTACTTTACCGTTTATAGCAGTAAATTCAATTTTAGTACCCACAATCAGATCAAGAACTGAAATGGGATGATTCATATATAGAGTTGGTCCTTGACGGTCAAACTTTAAATCAGGAAGAACAACAAATTCAATGATTAAGATCCCGTCATGAATGACATTTTCATAACGGACTTGATCTCCGGAATTTACTCCCAATGGGACTTTAATATTGATGCTCTTCGTACCGCTAGGCGTACCGAGCTGAAGAATTTGTTCTTCACCGTAGTATGCGGCTTGCAGAGTTACCTGTACCCGAGTACGAAAGACCTGCTTATGTGTTTGGTTTTGGTAATGCTGCCCGAATGCTTGAGCAAATATGTCGTTGAAGTTGAACCCTGCACCACCTGTAGAAAAGGAAAATTGTGGTTGAGGATTATCATACTGCTGCCGTTTTGAAGCATCACTCAATGTTTCGTATGCAGTTTGTATCTGTTGAAATTTAGAAGTATCCCCGCCCTTATCCGGGTGGTGCTTCATTGCAAGCTTTCGATAAGCTTTTTTAATTTCTTCTTCTGTCGCGTTACGCGAAATGCCTAGTGTACTATAATGATCCATTTTCATACAATATCACGCTACGTGGATAGTGTAAAGTTATTTTGGAACACCTACCGAAGTATCAACATTAGATGCACCCTCGATTTTTTCCTTAGTGCGCCCATATGCTGCAATACCTAGAACTGCACCCATTGAGATGTGAAATAATCCAGCACCTTGTAATGTGATTGGTTGCCATGCAGTAGTCACGCTACCCTTGCTCATTGCTTGTAATATTGACCAAAGAATCGGGAAAATAATAAAATCAAAAGCACAGACTGCCATATATAGCCATCCCATTGCCGGGCGCCACTTCTTATTAATCCAATCTTCGTTAGTGTTCTTTACTAGAACATCCGCACCCTGAGCAGCATTGCTTCCTGCTTTGCTTAGCTCGGCGTTGTTTAAATTCTTAAGCTCATTAGCTTCTTGATTTCTCTGTTGCATCTGTGTTACAAACTCCAAATCATTTACCATAGAATCGTGGTGTTCATCATTCTTGGCTACGACGGTTAATTCTTCGTTATTATTTGTCGCCGGCAATATCATTCCCGATAATCCTACATCAGCCATATTATAGCCCTGCTATTGCTTTTAGATTTTTGATGTATTCATCTTCTTTGTATTGCTTCTTCTTTCTTTCAAGACCGGCAAGTTCGCGGAATTCATTTAGACTTTCTTCCTCTTCCTCGTCGGGATTCTCTTCAGAAGCTACTTCTGGCTCTTCTACTGGTTCAGGATGTGCTATTTCATATTCTGCTGGGTCAGAAATTATAACTTCACGCAACGCTTCCTTGTCAGCGGCATGGCTCTTCCCGTTTACCAAAACAGTCCAGTCATCAATTGTCAGCCCAGTCAAAGTTTCTAAATCACTCAGCAGAGTTATGATGTGTTTGATGACATTCGGCTCGCGTTCCATTTCTACGAACACCAAATATCTTCCACCTTTAACTTTACCTGCGCTTACATCTGCATCTAGTACAAAATTATAGCCTTTCTCAAACCAGTACACTAAATCTTCTGCTGCTAATTCTGACTTTACGTTGAGTGTCAAGGTTACAACATCTTTGTCCTTACCAGTTTTAGCAGCATACTCATCAACTGAAATCTTGTCTGACAGTTGATCTTTCATATCCATATAGTCTAGGCTTTCGTTTAGAATTTTCATGGTTTGCCTTACAAATTCATTGCGCCAGTTGGCATTGCACCGCCTTGGTTCGGGGCAGCCGTTTGCGGTTGTTCTTGTTCTGCTTGTGTCTCTGCACCGGTATCTTCCTTAGTCGAATCATCTAGATCCTCATCATAAGCATCTTCGATTTCAGACAAGTCAATAGTAGAATCTGACAGGTCGATTGTTCCTTGCTTAATGTCGTCCATTAAGTGCAATGGAATCGTAATCTCAACGAACCAAACATTTCTCTCTACTGCCTTAGGATAACGAGTTCCAGGGATAAAGTCTTCGTAGTTTTTCACTTCTACAGGAACATCTAATTTCCCCTTTCCAAATCTAACTTCACATCCTAGAGTACCAAGCCTTACTGCCCCTCTTGGATCGGGCATTAACTTGTCGGGCCACATAAACACACACTTGCAGTTATATCGTCCTATGACTGGCCCTTGGACCAATTCGCCTATTAACCAATTTTGGTAAGCGTATAAGTCTGCGCCGTCTAGAACACGCTCAAAGTCAAGTAGGATTGACATGGCGCCGTCGCTCATGTAGATATTTTTGATAGTATCTACGATACTCACAAAGTCCACATCGTTGAAGAATTTGTCTGCTGGTAAACTTTTCATAATAAGTATTTATCTTTCCAGCATAGGATTGATTGAATCCATCACCATCAAGCCATATATTTATCCCCGAAACCGAGAAATTACAATGCTCATACATTACTCAGTGCGATGTCCTTAAATACTTGTGAGGGCTAGCTTAGGCCCTTATTAGGAGAACAAGTGAGCAAAAGAAAGACCGGTGCATTAAGAAAGAAAGACACTAGAAATTTCAACAGAAGGACGCAAAACGAAAATAAGACATTTTATACGAATGAATCTAAAACTATCGACTTCCATCAAGCTCAGCCCAGAAAGGCCAAAAAACCCATCGAACTGATACCTCAGAGCATAAATCAGGAAAAATATATCATTGCATTAACAGACCCTGACATAGATATCGTTGTGGTAAGTGGACCTGCTGGAACGGGTAAGACGTATCTAGCGATGCTAGCGGCTATCCAAGCAATGAGAAGAGGATATTGTCAGAAAATTCTACTTACACGACCTGCAGTTGCAGTTGATGATGAAAAGCACGGGTTTTTACCCGGGGACTTGAATTCAAAGATGGAACCTTGGGTTAGACCGTTATTTGATGTTTTGAAAGAGTTTTATAGTACGAAAGAAATTGAGTACATGGTCGATGAGCAAATCATTGAAATTACCCCACTAGCTTTTTGCAGGGGGCGCAATTTTAAGAACAGTTGGATCATTTTGGACGAATCTCAAAATGCAACACCAAGCCAGATGAAAATGTTAATGACGAGAATAGGTGAAGGAAGTAAAATAGTTATAACTGGCGACGTTGAGCAAACAGACCGTAGAACTTTCGATAATGGCTTGTTAGATTTACAAACTAGAATCGAATCCTACAGTGTACCGGGAATGGTAACTTGCAAATTTGATATGAAAGATATCAGGAGACACCAAATTATTGAACATATCCTAAAAATGTATTCCTAATACGACAAAATAAACGGGGCTTTTGCCCCGTTTATTATTTGAACTTCTTTTTGTTCTCTGCGTTTTCTTGAGCAGCAGTAATGGTAGCTTCCATTTCCAGTTGAACAATCAGATTGGGATAAATTCGTCGATAATAACTTCGCATTTTGTCAAAATCAGCATCGTGCGGTTTCCCCTCAATGATGCATTTTATAATTTTCTTATCCGCAAAGTCCAGAATAACATTGGAGTTGTTCATATCTGAAGTACGGACGCGCTTTGCGACCGAAACGGATTCATCTATCTGACCGCCCACTTTACGGGTGAATGTAATAAGCAAATATCGCATAATCTCTCCTGTGCAGTATTTATTTTGAAAGGTATGCCGTATTAAATACTGCGACCAAGTCACCCTTAGCATTACGGAATTCAGTATAACCGTCAAGACGATCCTTACGTTGCCAATTCATGTCATGCTTTGTCGTATCTACGTTTGATTGACAAATAGTATTATTAGAAGAATAAACAGTTTGGTTAAACATAATAGTACCTCAAATGAGAATCGTATTTATGACGTTAGTTCTACCATTAACGCAGCCATACTAATTTCGGGAATACCGACAAGCGGTAGATTCGCTAAGGTATTTCGAATCATGATGATAGCAGCGTCCTTCTTTTCCTGCGTCGATCCCCAAAGATCAAGATTATCGTATGTCCAGCGTACTGCATCCTCGATACGACTAGGATAAAGCGAAATATACTGCATTAACTGCTGCCGCCCTTCAAGGATTTTTCCATTCTTGAATAGCTCGGTTGCGGCGAGAAGAATCTCATCCTCACTGCTTCCACTAGCCTGCGGGGGAACTAGTAGTCCGGTCTTAGTATTATTCTGTAATTGATTGAGACACTTTCGAAGATCCGGGTAGCTTGCACGAATATAGATGTCAAGCGTTTCCAACTCAAATTCTATGTTTTCTTTCAATAAAACGGTAGCGGCACGGGAAGTGAATTCTGTCATATCGGGGCGAGCAATATGCATCTTGAAGCACCGTGATTCACGGAGTGCAGGGATGATCTTGTGTTCGTAGTTGCAAGTTAGAACGAATCGGACTGTATCAGCATACGATTCCATATCACTACGAAGTGCAGCCTGAAACTGCGGAGTGGTATAGTCAGCCTCATCTAGTAGAATGACTTTGAACTTACCGAAGGGCATCGTCTGTGCGAACCCACTAATCTTTTCTTTTACAATATCGATACCGCGCTCACGACTAGCGTTGATTTCCATAATGTCGTATTCTTCTACACCTAGCTCTTTAATTAGAATCTTAGCTAGAGTAGTTTTGCCTGTGCCCGGATCACCTGAAAGTAGAAGATGCGGGATAGTACCCTCTTTAATCCAACTTTCAACCTGTTCCTTTTGTCGAGTATCGACAAAGACATAATCATTGATGTTATCGGGGCGATACGCCTCTACCCAAAGTTTGTTTTTCATTCGAGAATTATATGAAGCTTTTTGAAGGAAGACAACTGATATGGTAAGATGGGGCTAGTTTCCTAGCCCCACATTTAGATAGCCTTATCACTCATTGTATAATCGTTTACTAGTTCGTCACTTACTAATAGTATATCTTTAGGGTCTACTTTACGGATAGTTTTCTCGCCGGTGTCATCTTCGATAGTAATACCGCGACTCCAGCGACCGTGTGATATCATTATATATTGTCCAACTTCAATACCGTTTACATTCGGTCCAACTTTGTATACTTGTGCCCAACGTGGGCGGATACCAGAACTTTTCATGTCATCATCGAGCAGGATAATTCCTCCGTGACTGATGCGCTGATCAAATTCCATACCACACACAAGTATCGTATCTTTAAAAACTTTAAGATTTGCTACTTTTACTGCATTGATGTTATGTTTTGCCATATTACTTAGATTTCTTCTTTACTGGTTCTGGTTCAAAAAATTCAGGTGCTTCGCTTGCTGGTTTAATTTCAAAGTTACCTGTTCTAATTGCTTCTGCTTCTGCGGCCTTAATAGATTCGATTTCAGCATCTTCGATCTCGTTGTCGAATTCCCTTTCGCTTTCAAGTAGCTCTTCGTCAACGGCTACCTGTACTGGTGCCGGTGCTGCTTGAGTTCTGCGAGTAGGTGCATTATTGACTTGGTTTGCACTGCGATTAGTTACTGTATCCTGATATCTCTTACCAACCTTTTGAGTTACGGGTGTAACAATTCGTCCACGGGCATCAATCGTGTCTCCGCGAGCATTAACCTTCATGTTGCCTACGGCACGGGTACGCTCGTTCTTAGCTACGATTTGACCCATGTCAACCATTTTTCCCATTGCAGTTCTATGTGACATTGTGTATGTCTCCTTTAACTATATTTATGATGTAGGGTGTGCTATTTTAAAAACTCACTAATCTGCAGGTCGTAGTATAATGAGTTGATGCGATGTACTCCAATCAAGTATAGCACAAAACTACTCACACTTGATCCTCGTCCCACTCCCCAAACAATCTTATGTTTTCGCATAGTATCGACTAGGTACTTTAGATAGCGTAGAAGCATGAATAGATCACGCTCTTGATACATTAAGAGTTCTTCGCCTGCTCGCTGCAATTCTGCATCGTTCTTGCATTGTTCCAATACAAATTTAGCAATATCAAAGTTCTGATATTCTTTTGGGAAGAACCAGTTATTCATTTTCTCAGAGTCGAATTCTTCTACTGTCTGTGAAGATTCGACATACTGAATAAGAGTTGGGATAGTGTCTAACTCAAGTACTGGATTAAACTTGATAGACTTTTCAACCAATACATTTTTTAAATGTCTTTCGGGATCGACAAGGTACAGGTTACAAATATCCTGCTCGTTGTACACATGTTGACCATAAACATCTATCTTCATTTTGCAATGATATCATAAACCTAGCAATATGTCAACTATCTTTTTATTGGGATATCACTGTCAGACTGGATGTTAATCTTTGTTCCTATCTTTTGCTTATCGAAGATGTCGTCCATTTTTTTACGGTGCTGATTTCTAACACTTTCAAGTGCCATTTGCAACTGCTGTATTAGTGGCCCGTTTCCGGTACGATAAGCAAAGGACAACTTGTTAGTTAAGTTGGATAATAATTCCTGTAACTCTTCTAAGGTTTTAGTAGAAAGACTGTTATTGTTGATGAACGGGTGTTCCATTTTACCAATTAGATAGGTTTACTCGTTTCCAAATATCAGAGCCTACATAAACAGTTGCAACTGTACTCAACCCAGTAGCAGTACTAATTGCACTCACTGTCCCTGCCACGCCATTGATTCTTGACTGGCTAACTGTTACATTCGGGGAGCTAACAGTTTTGATATAATAGACCTTATTTGCAACGATGTTAGTGTTGGCATAGTCTACATTTCCAGAAAAAATAATAGGAGCGTTTACAACTAGACTACTGGTATTGTTTAATTCAATCACATTACCGCTAGTATATGTGTTGGCTACTGTTTTGCTGTATGCAGTTGAGTCAAAAGAATCAGTACAAATATACAGATATGATGCTGGATTTGCATACATATTTCCTGATCCACCTGCAAGATTGACATTTGCTCCACCGATAGCAGTAGATACAGTAAATGTCCCCGTAGAAACAACATTTCTTACATAGTAAGTTGTGCCACTGGTGATGTTTGCTTCAAAGCTCGTTCCAGTAAATACTACCGGCATATCAGTATATAGTTGTGCAGTGTTTCCAGCAGCAAGTGTGAAGTAATCTGCTGCGTTACTGCTAGTAATATAAAGTTGATTTACACTGTCGCCCACTGCTACTGCACCAGAGGTATCTCCTGGCAATCCCGTTGGAGGAATTGCGCGTGTCACAATTTGTGTAGATTGGTACGGGCGATTAACCGGCGAAACTGTTACTGAATTTCCGCAATCAAGTGTCGAGAAGGTATACTCTACTATAGTAGTATTAGCGGGAGCTGTTAGTGTTGCAATACTAGCTACATTAGCATAATTTTCTAATAGCGTTACACCATAGTTATTATTGGAAGAAATACAGCTACTTGGCAATGAGATAGAATAATTAGGGTCAGTAACAGTCAAACGCAATACAACATTGCTCTCAGTATTAGTAGGAGCCCATCCACCGAACTGTAGAGTTACATTTCCAGTGACTGCACCATATTGTACATCGGCACGATTAACATCGACAAGGACAGTACCTGCTAGCGCATTACCTAGATTATAAGTAGTAGCTCTGAAGCCTCTAGTTGACGCATTGCTAATAAGAGTATTAGCCATATCGTTATTGATCGTCGTATTATCTAATGCGGCCTTAACTACTACCTTATTCTGCAAGTCAGTGATCTCAGTTGCCCCAGTATTAAGTTGTGTTTTAATTTGGGTAAAGTTATCTCTAAAACCCTGAGTACTGTTGTTTTGACCGGGTACAGGGTAGTTTGTGTTAATTCCGTTTGTGTTAATCTGACTCATATATCTCTCATGTTCCGTTTAGTATTTATACTGTGTTTTGTTAGGTAGAATTGTTTCCTGAGGGAACAGTACATTAAAGTTCCTAGAATCTAGTGGGTCTGGTGTCGGTGTCGCGCTAGGAAGATCTGTCCAACTTGGCGGCACTAGAGTATTATCATAGTTATAAGTAATGCTCTTATCTACGGTAAATCTATCTATTCTGAAATTTATCGTATTGAGCGTATTGATATAGCCAACTGGGTCCTTCCAATTGTTTTGAATTTGGTACTGAATATATTGTGCGTAGCTCAGTTCAGATCCACCTACAGTTACTGACCCTGGCTTGCAATATGCAATCACCCAAGCAGCAGTATATCCTAAAGTAGATCCATTATATTGCTGACTTGTCATCCATCTCGGAAGGAGTCTGTAGTTGTACTCTTGTCCTAGTGCCGGCGGTAGACCGGGCGGGATGCCTTCTCCCACACGCTCTCTCATGTTTGGTAATGAGTTTGGATATAATCGTCTTGCGAATCCCGGGGTCAGACTAGTATAAAACTGCTGGTTGTTTGGTGCTTTGACGTAGCTAGTGAATAAATCAGTCTCGCTTGTGTACCATGGACCCAAGTTCAATGGAATCGGTCTAGGCCAATAAATCTCCGGTGAGACACTCTCTCCCTGCGGATTAACAAGGTTGTCAATGACCTCACTGTACACTACTTCATAGATAACATTGCCCGTATCATCACGCGCAATTGCGGTTTTGATTTCTCCTAGAGTAATATTTCTCCAATAATGGTTTTTTGTAATAGCAGCAACATACTGATCAAATATGCTTGAGTATATACCAAATGCATGTTCGTATATTACACTCGACGCTTTTCCGAAATAAGGATCATTAGGTCTATACAAAAATTCAGTTGGAATGAGAGAAGTGCTGTCGAGTAACGAAGCTATTAACTCTCTGTCAGTAACACTAGGCACACATTTGATATAAAGAGTATCGGTTGGTTGAGTAAATAGTTGATATACTGATATCGTAAATGTTTTGGTAGAGTTTACTACTGGGAACTTAGGTGAAAAGGCCTCGATAGTGAAAGAGAAGTCAGTCGAAGCTCCTTGCTCAAGTAATACATCAGTGGGTTGATATGCGACCACGCCAGATATTTCACCGTTGCTCAGTAACACTAAGTTAGGTGGCAATGGCGACGAACTATGAGCTAGACGATATTCTAACTCAACATCACTTACTGCTAAGACCTTGCTAACACTTACCGTTCCGTTATATAAGATACCCAAATTTTCAGAGGTTAGCCACCGTACATTCCCGACAATGTTATTGGATACTCGTAGTGAAAAGTTTATTGCCGGTGTACCAATTTTAGGATTAGTTGTCTTATTTACTGTTGCACTAAAGTTTACTTCAACTACACTGTCATCACTGATGACAGGTATTCCAGTAATCCAGCCCGTGCTAGTATTTCCAGTTAACCAAGAGGGAAGACCGGAAAATGAATAGGTTATACTATTACCGTCAAAGTCATACCCTAATATTCTAAATGAGAAGAAGTTATCATTAGATATCTGTCCTATATATGCAAATTCTTGCGGTGCATAAGTTTCGCCGCGTGAATCAGGAGGAAGCACATAATATCCGTATTCTTGTTCATTACTTGCTATATTGAAAGTCTCTGGTCTAGTGTTGAAGATCGTAGGAACCCTAGTATTAGCGGGTCTTCCTGGACCACCGGAAGATATAGGAGCGTTTTGATTGATTACTGTAATCGAATATATTTGCACACTGCTTCCCAACACACTCTCAAGTTTTAATGTGAATGAGAACGTCTGAATCGTGGGTTGTCCCACAGTGATTCCTGCTAAATTTACATCCATTGAACCAGATGAATTACTCAACGTATATTGCGGTCCAGATACAGTTAGTGATATAGTGAATGTTCTTTCGTCGATTATTGACTGCACATAATATACTAGAGATGCAGTGATCCCTCCGAACGTAATACCAGAAAATGTTACCGGTCTACCTACAGCAAACCCCGTAGTGCTAAAACAAGTAATTTGATTAGAGCTAATTGCAGTAGCAGTCGTAATTACCGCGGCAAGATTGACGCTAATAGTGGGGGCTGCTGCATAGCCGCGTAACATTCCATATTCATTAATTTCTACACCACTAGGCAATGCACCTTGTACTACTCGTACTGTAACTGGATTAGTGCTTACAGGATTATTATAACGTACCTGATATTGGAACCAAGTGCTATCCCAAATTTCAGCAATTACTCCTGCAGGAGTAGTAAAGCTAGGAGAAACATCACCGGATATTGTCATAGTGAATGTCCTATCCTTAAGTTGTCCTAGATTATCAGTGACTCTAACAACAAAAGTAGATGTAATATTTCCCTGTACAAGTGTTGGTGTGCCGAATATTAATCCCGAACTACTAAATGACAATCCAGATGGTAGATCTCCGCTTAATAAGATATACGTCAACGTAGTTGCTGGTAATACAGGTGAAGCTGACAATTGTAGCAACATAGAAGATAGAGATGCAAATGATCCCAATGACCCTGCTGCCGTATTCCAAACTGGTTGAGCCGGAACAATCGTTATTGAAAATACTCTGTCTTGCGAGTTACCTAAATTGTCTAACGCAGTTACAGTAAAAGAATTAGTAGATATTGTTGTTGCACTTCCTGTTGCACTTCCTGTTATTACACCCGACGACAGAAGAGATAAACCAATTGGAAGCTCACCTGAAATAATTGAATACGTGATCGATGAAGCAGGTGGGATCGGACTAGCAGACAGCGGATAGGCTATTGGAATATTTCTTCCAAAAGTTCCTATTGATCCAGGCAGTGTATTCCAAACTGGTTGAGCCGGAACAATCGTTATTGAAAATACTCTGTCTTGCGAGTTAC